AAACGTACCGCCGACCGTCATGTTCTTTCCAACGGCAACCGTACCGCCATCCGCATCACCAATGTTGACGTTTGTCGTGGAACCGGCATCCCCGCCGGTACCGATGTTGATCGTCTTGGTTGCTCCGGTCCCGGTCGCCCCAGTACCGATGTTGATCGTCTGGGCAGTAATCACATCATCCGCGACATTGAGAGTCGTAGCAGCGCCGCCGATATTCAACGTGGTCGCGGTGGTATCGAACACCGATGCAGTCGCGCTGCTCGTCGTGATGTTGCCGCCATTGACCGCGAGGTCGCCGGTCAGCGTGGTGTTGCCAGTAACAGCGAGAGTTGACCCGACCGTCGCGGCACCAGAGATCGCTGTCGTCGCGTTGTTTATCGTGGCCGTTCCTGTTGCGGCACCGATGCTGACCGTAGTCGCAGCCTGACCAACATTGAGCGTGGTGGCGTTGGTGTTGAACACCGTGGCCGTGCCGGTGCTGGTCGTCGTGATGTCGCCGCCGTTGACGGCGAGGTCGCCGGCAATCGTCACGTCGCCAGTCGCGGGGTCGGCTCGGATCGCCTCGTACCAAGACGACCACGAACCGTTGTACGTCCTGTAGAAGAACCGACCGGTCGTCAGCGTCTGGAGCGTCATCAGGTAACGCTCGTTGGCCGCGCTGGTTCCGGTGTAGTCGAACTTGGCAACCGTCACCATCAACTGACCGTCGGTCCCCGTAGTCAGCCCGGACGGCCCGTTCGACACGCTGCCGGCACCAAGGATCAGGTACTTGCCGTTGCCGTTGTTGCGAAGAGCAGCAGCGTCGAGATCAGTGACCGACGTGCCGCTGGGGTTGTACTGGATCGGCTCGGTGCCGCCTGCGTACTCAAGGTTCGTCCAAGTCTGGGATCCATCACCGATCTTGAACAGCAGCGTGTCGGTCTCAAAGCCGATCTCGCCAGACGCAAGCGTGGTCGAGCCTGCAGTGCGCCAGTTTGCTGCCGTGTCTCGACGTACTTGAATACGGGTTGCCATGACTATCTCCTAGAACCCCGCTCACCCCCGGGTACGGGGGGAGCAGGGCAGAACGGGGGTTCTCACTTCTTCTTGAACGCGCTGACCGGCCAGATGTGCGCCAGCAGATAGCCGGCACAGAACGTCAAGCCTGCGAACCAGATTGAGCCCAAAAGGCTCTCGATGCTGCCAATGATCATCATCACTTGCTCCTACGCTTCGGGATCAGACTCCTGAGCAACGCGCCCAGAGATGCTCCAATCCCCGTATGCACCAGCATAAACGCGGCGAGGGCCATTAGCCCCAAACCGACCACAAGACTGATCAGACTTGCCCACCAAGGCGTGGTGTCCTTCACGGACGGCAGGCTGCCAACGATGTCCGTGGTCTCGGCGTGGATCTCGCTGGACAGCACCATGATCTCGTCCGCCTTGCCGGATACATCCGACACCACCAGCCGGGACGCCTCGATGCGCTCGACGGCCTTGCCCGGATCCTGCTGCTCGCCGGCCAAGTAGCCGTGTGCGGAGGCCAGATTCTCGTCGATCTGTCCGGCCAAGACGGTCAGTTCGCGAGCCTTGTCGGTGATCGACTGGGCCTGACCGCTGATGGCCGACGCGCTGTCTGCGATCTCCTGCGTGCCGCTGGAACAGGAGCAGAGCAGAACCGACAAAGCCAACACAGCAAACATCATGGGTTGCACGATATGACTACACATGGCGCAGGATATTGGAGATGACACGGCTGCTGATTGCCTCATATCCACGGCACACTTCCTCAAGATGTTCGTTCCCGCCAGAGTCGTACCAGTTGTTCTGGATGATCGTCGTGTACGGCGCGATGGTGTTCAGGTTGACAAACAGCGTGTCTGAACTTTGACTGTAGTAGTTCTGAGCATAGGTTCGCAGAACGGTCAATGATGCATCGCCGCTGTCAATCGGATGCGACACCATGAACAGGAACAGCAGGTCGCCGGCTGGATATCCGGCAGCAGTCCATGCCGAACGAATGTTCGACTTGATTGTTTCGACTGCCGTGATAGCGATTGAAGGGGTTGACGGTGACCAGTCTGTACGGTTTACGCCACCTTGGATGCAGATGAGGACTCGACCCGAACCCCCGGCTGCAATCTGGCGCAGCCTCGCCTGTTTCAGCAGGGTTGTGACAAATCCTGTTTGCGCCTGAGTGATATCGGTTGCTATCTGAGTGAGCGTCGCTCCGCCACGAAACTCCATGATGCTGCACGCGGTACCTATGACAGAGCGATATATGCTGTACAGCCCGATGCTCATCGGGCCAATCATCGCGTTTGTTCCACCTACGCCACTCCCGTCAAACGCAGCACGCAAAATTTGCTCGGCACTTCCCGGAACCGCGAACCGCGAACTGGCAGCGACTCCGTGTTCGTAGATGTCCCATACGTCACCCGACGCAGAAACGGTTGTCGTGCTGTTGACGGCAAGTTGGCTGTTCGCTGGATTGCCCCATCGGTTGGTGAACTTTGCCGTTCCTCCACTGCGAAGGTTGATCATCGCACGAAAGGTCAGAGCCTGATCGAACCCGATTGGACATGGCTCGACGAAGGTCAAATTGATGCCGTCTGCATCAGCGTCAGAAACCTTGCGGCTGAAAATCTGCCCCTGCGCCTCGGTGTATGTGGCTCCAGTTCGTGCGCCGGGAACGTCTGTGAAATCAACAGTATCAGTGCCGACGATCGTCAGGCTGCCAGTGCCAATTCCGAACGTCGCCTTGAGTGCCGCACTGGCTCCGCTTGAACCGCCGATTCCAGACACGACGCCAGTAGCGGTCTGGCTGGCAAGACCGACGAAGTGCTTGGATCGATAGCCCAATTCAGGCTGGTTGTTCCACGGGTTCCAGAACATTGTCCCGTACATGTGGGCTCCGTTCTGGCACAGCCCGTGCTGCCACCCGTCGCACCACCCAAATGAATTGTACCCAGTGTTTGAGTCGCCGACCCACAGACAATCAAGCGACTGCGTTCCAGCAACGGCATCTCGGATCCAGTTTGCAACTTTTGTTGATCCAAAAACGCCAGTGGAAAGCCCAGACGAAACGTCAAAAAGTTGCCGGCCTCTGATGGATCTCATGTTGACATACTCCGTTCAAAGTTTCGCATGAATTGATCAGTTCACAAGTTTGGCGATGAATGTTCCGGCCACTCCGACGATTGCTCCGACGGCAGCAGACACGCCCATGATGTAACCGCGATCGTGTTCAAGGTTTCTCAGCCTTGTGTCGTGATCCTTCAGTTCTTCCTGAGTGTTCGCTTGAATTGCAAGCAGGGAATCAACCTTGCCCTCAAGCCGGCCAATCGCGAGGAAGAGTTCGTCGTTGTGTTGGAAGTTCATGTCGCTGATTGATCTTGGACTGGATGTCAGATCGTGTACCACAAACATCCCATGGTGCTGGTCCCGCTCGACTTGAATTGGAGCATCACGATCTCGCTACCCATCGTGTCGATGACGGCGTGGGCCGGCGCGGTGTTTGCCGCCACGGCAATCCCGGGGCTGTACAGGCTGACCGTCGGAGTTCCGCTGGCAGCAGTCATGGCCGAATAGAAGTACGCGGTCGATGCCGTACCGTCGAAGTTTGCACAGGACGGAATGCTGCCGGTGGTCGAGTTGTATTCAGGAGTCAAATCAGCCAGAAGAGTGGCGGCCCAGAGCGTGAGACCGCCGGCCTGACCGTAGGAGTTCCAGCCGATGACGCGCACGCCTTGACCAGTGGCGTTGTTGGCAAAGTGGAATGGAACGATCTTCAGCAACGACGGGCATGGTGCGGTCTCGGTGTAGATGACCACTGACTGGCCGGTCGTTGTTGGGCGCGTTTCGGTCAACGACGCCGCCGGGTAACTCGACGATGCAATCGTGACCTGAGCCTTGGAGTTGCGACCTTGCAACGTGCAGGCGAACGAGGATGAAGCAACTGCTTTTTGTGGGTGTAGTGCCATTGTTGTGACCTATTGGAAGACGCCGGACTCTCTCTTGTACATGCACATGACGTTGACGTTGGTACTGACCGACAGGCCAACGACAAAGTGAAGGCTGATCTTTGTCCAGCCGTAGTTTTTCACCACGATCGTGCAGGCTGAAGCGTGTGACGTGGTCGCTGACGACAACAGACCTTCGACCGGCAGAATCTCGTACTGCTTCGGCAGCGGGATGATTCCGACGCCGCCGTCGGCGTCCGTAGCGGTCGTTACGCCGATGCGCTCCATCGGCTTGTACAGAGTCGCTCCGGTTGATGGATGCGTGATGCCCGTTCCTGCTGACATTACAGCCATGTTTGCACGAGCCGTTGGAAAGTGCGTGATAGCCGTTCCGATCCACCTCTGGGCAGAGACGCTCCAGTTCCATCCAATCAACTGGAACTTGAGATCATTTACAACGCCTGTTGTGTTTAGGCACGGAATGATCAGCAGCCGGTTCTGGTCAAACGTGTCGAATACAATCGACGGCCTGAATGGGAACGTGACCCCGTCATCACCTTTGACGACGATGTTATTGAACTGGGTGTCGGTCAGTGCAAACGACGGCGGGATCAGGGACAGCGACGCGGCAGTGCCAACGAACGATGTCATCACCGTCGGATGGAAATCCCATCCGTTGTCAGTGCGGGCCGCTTGTGGTGTGATCGACAGTCCCATGTGTCACCTGAAGATCTGGCCCGTGTTGGTGTACAGGCACCTGAAGTTGCAGGTGTACGCCGTCGTGGCAGTCTGGCGCAGATGAATCGTCAGGTAGCGCCAGCCGTAGTTGTTGACCTGAATGATGGCGCTCGACGCTGCAAGCGTCGCAGCGTTAGCAGCGCGAAGACCCTCGACGGGGAGTATTTCATAATGCGCCGGCAGTGGAACCACGCCACCGTCGCCGTCATTGCCGGAAGTCGTGGTCACGCCAAGAAGGCCGAACGCACGGTAGGTAACGCCGCCAAGGACAAGACCAGTCCCTGAGTCAGCCGTGTTGCTGGCATTCACAGCCGTCGGGCTGTGCGTCACCGCTTGGCAGATCCAAGACGCGGCAGGACGGCTGTAGGACCAGCCAAGCACCTGAAACTGGAACGTGGCCGACCCGGTGAACTGCACCAGCGGCATGATGAGCGTGCGGCCAGCGTTCTCGCAGTCGATGCGGATCGTCGGCTGAAGTCCTCCGTTTCCATTGATCAGCGAGTCGAACTGCGCCTGAGTCAGAGCGAAGTTCGACACGGCCTGCCCAATCACGGCAGCAACGGAACCAGACTGGGTGACGACGGTCGGGTGGACCTGCCACTCGATCTGTTGCGCCGCTGATGGTGTGACTGCTACGCCCACTGGTTACCTCAAGACGGGTTCTGGGTGAACCTCGGGATGATGCTCACCCCGTAGCCGATCTCGTAGGACGGACGCAGGCGACCGATGTCTCGCTGGAGGATCCCGTCCTTGGTCAGCGCACCGGCCAAGATCGGGCCGGCGTCGATCTCAACCAGACGCTGCGACAGTCCCTCGTCTTCATACGCCATGCCGAAGGCGCGGCAGTACTGGATGAAGAGCGAGTCGCAGTACTTGGGGATCGGGATCTCGTACGAGTCGGCAGCGCCGCTGGCAATCTCCACCCATCCGGCGCGGTAACGCACGGCGAGAGCGTCGGTTGCAGCGGCAGTCGGGGTCGGGAAGAGTTCAAGGCGTGCTGGGTTCAAAGCAGAACCGGCAGCGTTGGCGACACGGGACAGGCACGCATAAGTGACGCCGTGGCCGCCGCTATCGATGCTGATCTCGCGCAGGTTCTGGAGGTGGTCCGGCGTGACCAACTCGATGTTGAACCCGATGTTCTCGCGGTTAATCAGGCTGATGATCTCCTCCACGTCGGACGGGAGGGACACATAGTCCTGACTGGCGACGAGGCTGATGAACGCGCTGGTCCGCTCCCTGAACCGCCACGGGCGCTGGAACAGGTACTGGCCGGCTTGGTTGACGACTTCTGCCAGACGT